CCCGAGGTTCGGGGAGCGGAGCCAATAATAATTAGCCGCTCCTGCTCCGTTTGAAAGCTTTTTGATCCGGGAAGCGTTGTCTACAAAAAGTGGGTAGGTCGTTCCCTCATCCTTGTACCCGTCCTCGGTGGTATGGAGCCCGACTTCGACGCACGAGGGGAGCCACAGAGAGTCCGTTGTGGTTTGAACAGTTGTTTGCTTGTTACCTGCCGTGGTCTTTTTAATAACCGGCTTTATGACCGCCCGGAGCTCTGCTGGAAGTTGCGACAGGTATGTCGGCATTCTTGATGTACGCATTTCCGAGGAGTTCCAAGAGCCGACGTTTGTATCGCTAGAGTTCATTCGCTGTGTTGCAGAGAGCAAGTCTTTCATTAGGAATGTCATTGCCGCTTTGCCACCGGAGGCGAGGTCGTCGTGGTCGAAGTCCTCGAGGCGGAAAGTGATGGTCTCCGAGCCCATAAGTACGTCTTTCGTTTCCCCTCTTTGGAATACGTAAGGGGCGGCCCCCGCTTGCCCGATTTCGGCAATATCCGCCCATGACATAGCGGCGAGCCCTGGCAAAGAAATGTTATAAATTTTTATTGAGTCAATATCAAGTGATCCGACATATGTGTCGTTACTCGTGGTTGCAGTAGCTGCGTATGCCCCGAGTTTTGTCGGATACAGGATTGCAAGACCGAAGGAGTCAGCAGTCGCTACGAGTTCGATGCCGCCAAGAATCATTTTAACAGTGGCTCCCGGGACTGTGCGCACATTCACGATTGCGGTTGTGGAATATACCCCGCCATCGAGATCGTTGCGTATAGCGTCTATCTGGTTTTGCAGATTGCCCGCTTGATTATCATCGAGCATGTTTTTGAGGTGGGCAAGCCATGCATCAAACGCCGCCTCGCTCGCTTTCATAAATGCGCCGACATCTAGATTGTCCACAGCGCAACGGACGACGCCGCAAACGTCGTTATCTGTGCGCGTGTCCGTAATGTCGGTCTGGCTGACCTCAATCGCACTTGCGGCAACATAAACCTCCGCGAGGCAAATGTCCCAATAATCACTCGTCCTCATAAGCTCCGGGGGTTCCGGTGAGGCATTTGGCGTTCCTTCGACGACTATTGTCTCAATTTTGCGCTCTGCCACCATGAGCCGGGTAACAACTCGGTCAATTCGGGGCAGTGAGCCTCCGGCGCTAATTGTGAGGGTTTTTGTGGTCGTATTCTCGTATATGTGGCCTTTTATCCAAGCCCGGCCCGTCCCGACCGACAGGGCAAGTCCGCCCGCGGCGGTGACGCCGAGGTTGTCTCCATTTGCCGAGACGCCGGAGGAGATAATATCTCCGAAATAGGCGGCGAAATCCTCGGCATAATATTCCCGGTCGCCGGAGACAGAATTAAACGGAAAATATTTTTCTGCCATCATCTAAGCTCCTTTTTTAGTTTTTGGTAGATTGTCGGGACGGCGTCTCCAAGGGTGATATCTATTCTCCGCCCGGTCTTGCCGTAATAGGTTGTTATCTCGGAAATATAGGTCTGCATTATGAGGTTATATTGCTTTTCTATCGCTGTTACTTTGTCGCCTACGTCAACCTGCTCAAGGAGGGTAGGATCGGGCTCCACTTCGAGAGATTCGACCGCGACTTGCCTGGCAATCTGTTCTCTCCCTTTCTGCAAGAGCTCCTCCCGATACCTGTCGAGGGCCTGCTCCTCGGTCTCGCCGATATCCTCGTCCGGTTTTGGTTTGCTTGTGTTGCCACTGACATAGATTTCGCGGCGGGAGAGCCCGCTCCCGGCATTGATCTCCACCTCGTACCTCTCTCCGGTCTCCTCATCGGTATATCCAGAGATGAGGGCGGCATTTCGGAACGCCGCACCTGAGCGCGTGTATGTAGCCGTTACGACGTTGTTTCGGTCTCTTGACATAATGACCCACGGCGTCGCTGTTTGTGTTGTGCGTCGGTCTGTGCCCTCGTAGGCTGTAAAATATAGACCCCGATTGTTACGGTCGAGGACAATATCAAATCCGACACCCGTTGCGGCGGTTATATCGTTGAGTAATTCCTCGACGTTTTCATTCTCCGTTAGTCTCGTTATAGTAGGGGAGAGCCCTTTTCGCGGAGCAAGGGAGAGGAGAGGGATTGCCCGGTCTGGATTAGCCGGAGAGATTGCGGCGGCGTTTACAATTTGCCGTCCGAAATCCTCCACTGTGCCAGAAAAATTGATATTTTCCCACACAATACGCCGACGGAGATACCCTCGGAGATTTTTCCCGCTCGCTGTTATGTATAAACCGTCTTTTCCGGCCTCACATATTACAGAGTCGATATAAACGGCGAGAGGACGTCCGGCGTCCTCCCAATAGAGGATATTGTCCTCCTCTAAGAGTGCAAAAAGGGTCTCGGTAAATGGAGCAATTAATTTAAATGACCCGCTCCCGGCAAATTGCCGGATGTGGGTCATGGAGTCATAATTACTGATGATTCCGAGGGTTTCGAGATTGGGGCTAAAGACGTAAAATTTCATAAAGCTCACACCCCCAAGTACCGTTGAAAATAATAGATTGTAACCGTCATTGCGGAAATATTGCTGTCCGCTGTATAGTGGAAGGGTGTCGTCCCGACTGGGGCTTGTAAAAAAGTCGAGCCGAGGTCAAGGTCGTTTATAATATCCTCAATCATATCTCCTCTGTGGCTCGTGACGCTTTCGGCCCCGTAGTTTGTGTTTACGACAACAGTCTCCCCGGCCTCGAGAGTGCGATTAAGCTTGATATATTCTCCGGTCTCGAGATTGGTTAAGACCGGGTTTCCCACAGTTGCGGAGGCGGTAAAGTGGATAAGTAAGCCTGTTTCGACGTCTCCGTCGTTTTGTAGGGTAGTTATGAGCGAGTCCGTTCGGTCTGCGAAAGTAAAGCCGGACTCGGGAATTTGGAGGGGCCAAATGAAATTCGAGGCCCACTCCGCTATCCGTCGGTACCGGGCAACTGCATCGTAGAAAAGAGGATCGTAGCAAGTGGCGTCTATCACGAATTGTGCGACCCGCTCGTTATTTAGGAGTTTGCTTGTCGAGAATCTGACCGTCGAATCAGTATAGCACTTAAGGACTAATGTATCATCCGGGCAGAGCTCAAACTCGGCCCGAGGTTCGCATATTTGATATAACGCCGCTTTTTTTGCTTTCATGTCCTTTGCAAGATATTTCTCCTGCTCGGCGGGCGAGAGGCCGAGCGGAGCCTGTGCGCGGATAAAGCCGACGATCTCAATTCCCCGCTTATCGAGGGTCGTATTCATAACCCGCTCCCCGATCTGATTGGCACCCTTTACGGTTGCACGAGTCGCGCTTATGGCGCCATAGTCGACAGAGGTCAAAACGTAGCTTTTTGAATCGAAAGCAATTGTCTTATTTCCTTTTTTAAGCTTGAGCACGTTTTACCCTCCTTTAGCCGAGCTCGAGGAATAAATCCCTCTGCGCTTTCTTAAACTCCCGTGCGGCGGTTCTTTCGTCCATAGGCTCGGGAGATGTGATATTTACATATATATCTCCCCCCTTTTCTTTTTCCGCCGATAGGGCCTTGATAATCGCGGCGGTCTGCCGTTCTTGCTGTGCGATCTGCGAGGGCTCGTCGTATGTCGGCGGCTTCGCTCTTTCTACCGCCTCGAGAGCGGCTCTCGCTATGTTGCCATATGTTTCTTTGATTTCGGCTTCCTTGCTCTTAGCGCCCTCGATAAGGCCCTGGAAGTCAAACGCGCCCGCCTCGAACATTTTCCTTGAGGGCGACATTTGGGACATTACGTCTTTATAGGCGGCGAGAGCCGCGCTTGCCATGCTCGTATAGGTGTTTATAAGTTCCTGCCTCTTGCTTGCCGCGCCATTGATAAGGCCTTGAATGTTGTCCGCTCCAATCCTATAGGCATCATCAGCGACGTCCATCTCAGCGATTGCATCGTCGAGATCAGAGACGAGTTTGCTCATTTTCTCGTCAAATTCTGTCTCCATTTCGGCGACTACTTCGGAAAAGTTCTGTTTGCCTTCCTCGACTTTTGCAAGCTTTTCATTAAGAGCCTTAATATCCTCCTCGCCGCCCTGCACGATAGCCGCGAGGATTTGTGCCGACTCTTCAGAGCCGTCCGAGAGCTTCTGTATCAGCCCTTGATCGACGCCGAGCTCCATTGCTTTTTGAATGTTCTCGGCATAGGTATTCATGTATTCTATTTGCCCGTCGAGGGTATTAATCAGATTCTCGATCGACGTCTTTGCCGACCCGTCAAGCTCTTTAAAGAGGCCGAGTTGTTCACTTATGGATTCATATGCGGCTAGATACGCCTCGTTATATGCGGTCTGTAGCTCTGTTATTTGCGTTATGAGAGAGTTTACCCGGCTCTCCATCTCTGATGTTTTGGCGGCGATTTCAGCCTGACGCTCGCCATATTCCCGGGTTGTCTCTTCAAGTTCGGCGATTTCGGCGTCGAGGATGTTCACGGCTTCGGTCAGCTCGTTAACATTGTTTTGGAGCTTCCTGGTTCCCCCCGAGCCCGCTTCCTGTGCCTCTGTGAGGGCGTCCTGTGCCTCTTTTAGGCGGGCATTCGCCTCCGCTTGTTCTGTATATAGCTCGGTCAGCCGGGCAACCTGCGCCTCGTATTCCTCCTGCTCAGCGGCTTTCGAGATTAGATTGTCGAGGGATTCCGTAGTCATGTTGATGGAATCGCTCGCGGCGTCGTAGGCTAGCCCAAGATCGGGCACGGCCTCATTTAACTGCTCTACAAGTTCGAGTATCGCCTCTTTTTGGGTGGCGGTTTTATCCTCAACCTCGAGGAGCTCTTTTAGCGCGTCTTTTAAACCTTGTGTTGACTTTCGCTCCGCTTCCATGCTTGCGGTGAGTTCCTCGTATGCTTCTTTGCTCTCCTTGAGAGATTCGGTAAAGGCTCTCGTATGCTCATCGGCGCCGTTGATAGAGGCAATAAATGAGCCGATAGCAACGACAAGTCCGACAACTGCGGCCCCAACAAGCCCTATTAATCCGAGCGAGGAATTAAGGGCAACTCCGAACGCTTGAATAAGAGGAATTAATTTCTGAATGATAGTAAAGGCTGTGAATGCTGCGAGAAGTGTGCCGAGTGCCGTCACAATCCCCGTTATTGCATATACGACGCCGGGGTAGTCCTCGACAAAATCTGCCGCCCATTGAAAGGCTTTAGTGCCTAGGTCGGCGAGCTGTCCAATCGCAGGGGCTAAAACGTCACCAACAGCTATTTTTAGGTTGTTGGCCGCATTCGAGGCCATCTGCAAACGGCTTTCCGTTGTTTCATAGCGAAGTGAGGCCTCGTTTGCGAGAGCCGTGTTCATGCGCCATGCCGTGGAAGATAGTTCTACCGCGGAGGAAAGTTCACCGGAGGCAAGAGCGAGCGCCTTAAGCATATTAGACTGGCGTATGCCCGAGAGCCCCATTTCGTCGAGAACGAGAGTCGCGCTTTCTCCTTTTTCTTCAAGCCCACCGATCCCGGCGATAAAGGCTTGAATAGCTTCTATGGGCGCATGTTTCCATTTATCCGCGAATTCCTCCGAGGTCATACCCGCAATGCGGGCAAACTGGTCGAGGCTCTCCCCACCACTTGCAACGGCCTTCTCTATGGCGCTAAGGGTTTGTGTCATTGCCGTGCCGCCCGCGTCGGCTTGTATTCCTACGCTGGACATTGCCGCGGCAAGAGCAAGTATTTCGGTCTCTGTGAGTCCTGCGAGGGTACCCGCCGAGGCGAGGCGAGTCGCCATTTCTGTAATCTCGCTCTCTGTCGTCGCAAAGTTATTCCCGAGGGCAACTATCGTCGATCCGAGCCGCTCGTAATCTTTTGCCGACATTCCCGTTATGTTCGAGAATCTGGCGAGGGCAGTGGCGGCCTCGTCCGCGGATAAGTTCGTCGTGACGCCGAGGTTAATCATGACCTCCGTAAAGGAGATGATGTCCTCGGTAGCTATGCCAAGTTGCCCAGCGGCCTCAGCAACGGCGGCGATTTCATTCGTTGTAGCCGGGATTTCAGTCGCCATTCTTTTAATGCTGTTAGATATAGCCTCGAGCTCCTCGGCCGTACCGTCCACGGTTTTATAAACCCCGGTGATCGCGCTCTCAAATTCGATAGAGGCGTCGATACACGCTTCAAATGCCTCTGTAATCTCCCTAATGAGTTTTGCGACGCCTGCGGCGGCTAATGCGGCCGCAAGGTCGGAGACCGATTTTTCAGCATCTTTATTCTTTTTCCCGTATTTGTCAATGGAAGTGGCACAATTATTTGCGCTTTTTGAGGCCTCGTCCAGATATTTATTGTTCTCGATTATAGCGGCGTCGAGCTTATTTAGCTCTACTTTGGCATTATTGAGTTGTTTTTGCCAGTTGTTTACGCCCCGCTCGGCGGCGGTTTGATACGCCTCCGCCTCTTGCAGTTCGGCTTTCCATCTGTCAAGCTCTGCGGTCAGCGCTGCCTGCTCCTCCGCGGTGTCGCCCGTAGAGTTTTTAAGCTCCTCGAGAGCAGCCTCATATTGCGCGACCTTTTCTCTTGCAGTAGCGACCCGAGCCTCGTATTCCTCCTGTGCTCTTTTCGCATTGGCTAATGCGGCCTCTAGCGTGGCGACTTTTTCTTTTTGCTTGTCGTACAGGGAGGTGAGGGCCTCCCCTTTGGCGGTAAGGGCCTCCATGCTATTCGCATTGCCCTTATATTGGCTCTCTACAAGAGCAAGGTTTGATTTCAGAACGGAGAGCTCCGAGTTACAAGAGGCGATCGATTGTTTATATGCCGCCTCACCCTCGACAGCAAGTCGAGTTGATATTGTGCGTACTACGGCCATGTCATTCGCTCCTTGCTAACGGGTGGACATCGGCACATAAATGGCACTACTTGTCATTGCGCGGCGGCATCGGCACATAATGGCACTACTTGCCGGGCGTTCCCGGTATTATGATCTCGAAAATTCTTTTACACGTCCGGCCCTTGCACTTCACCCAAAGGCCGCGGCACTCTGTATTCTCGTCCCGCTCAATCGGCATTTCATAGCCGCAAAAGGGACATATTACTTTTTTGCGCCCGCCGTTTTCCCCGCGGAGCGGCGGGCTTCCCGGTTTCCCGGGTATGGTGTTTGCTTTTTGAATTGATCGGTTATTGCCCCGATAGTAAAAAGCAGCACATCAGAGCAGTCTGTAACGGTAGGAGTCCGACCTTTAAAAATACTATCAAAAGCCGAGTCTCCGAGAATGTCGTCTATGATTTCCCTGCAAAGGTCAATTGCGTCGGCGCTCGTTTTCTTTCCGGCCCTGAGCTCATTCGCGAGGTTCGCAAGTGTATCCCTATGTTCTCGCACTTTGTCGGCGAGTTCAGCGACGCAATTTACCGTAAACTCGTTTCCGGCTATGGTAAGGTCGAGATTATAGTCTTTAAATTCAAAAACTGGCATATTAGATCGTCTCCTTTACTAATCGTCGGAGTCTTTGCTCTTGTAACCGCGCGCCCGGAGGTAGAGCTCGAATAAATCAAATACTAAGCCGGGCGGCGATAATAGCGTTTCTTTTTTTGATAGGCCCGAGAGTGTTCCCATGCGGATGTAGTGCGCCCGAGTCAGGTCGTTTTTTTTTGTTCAAGTTCCGCAAGAGCAAGGTCGACCTCCTCGTTTTCGCTCTCCACTTCTCGGCCGAATCCGATGGTTATTGCTAGAGGTATTGCCTTTTTCATGTTAATAATATCCTCCGGCAGAGCAAGGCGCTGAAATTCCTCGGCGGTATATATCCGCTCCGGAGAATATCCTAAATCCCGGCGGACAAGCTCGCCCTGCTCCGCGAGAATTGCAATCGCTTTGCAAATGGCGCGAAACGCCTCTCGGGTGTTGGGCTCGATTTCTTCAAGTAAGGCCTTAGCCCCTCCGAATTCGTCCTTAATAGCAAACATGGCCTCACCGTTGAATATGAGGTAGTGTTTTTTCCCGGCGAGGTTCATTTCAATTGCTTTCATGCTAACCTCCATAATTGGAAAACAAGGAGGCAGGAAACCCCGCCTCCTTTCCTTTATTGGTCTCCATTTTCTGTGGTTCAGCTTCCACTTCCGCCGAGTTGCTCATCGCACCATGTGATAACATCTTCTTCTTCGTCGAAGGTTTGTTCAATGCACCAGTCGCCGGTATTGCATTCAAATACTGTGAATGTGGTCGCAGATGTGCCGAATGTGATACTGTCGCCTTTAGTCTGTGCGGTATCATTTCCGAGGATTGCCTTTACTTTGGGATAATAATATCCCTTATAGTATTTGACGCCGTTTCGCATCAAAACTTTATAATATGCATGTCCGCCATACGGCGCATTGTCGCCGCTTTTCCGTCTGACATTTCCGTCCGTTACCTCGGATCCGTAGATTTCCCCGGCGACGTCGTCGGGAATGTCGTCGGTTTCCTCCGCAATGGTGGCCGATACAAACTCGTCGACGCTCTCCGCTAATTGGTCGTCTGCGTAGAGTTTACCCGAGGCATAAGTGATTGAGCGATCGGCTTTGACAAGTCGACCCAGCGATAGTATTTCACCATATGTAGGCAGGGCTCCCTCGGGCTCCGTTTCGATCTTTGCCCAAATGGGCCGCTTTGCTCCAAAACTAGCCATTTATTATTACCTCCAAGTTTTATAAATTTTTACTTTCGACAAAAGCGTTATAAACCTTTGCCGCGGCGCTGATGGCTTCTTCCGTCTTGCTCTTATTGGCCGTATCAATGGCGGGCCGGGCGGGCTGATTCCTCTTGCCAAACTCGTTAATGAATGCAACCTCGGCGTTTCGGTTTCCGTCTGCGTTTGTTCCATGCGGGTAAATCGAGAGGTATCTCCCGTCTTTCCCGCTCCTGATTTTTGTCCGTTTGACCGCCCCCGCCGTCGCGCCTGTGCGATAAGGGCCTGCCCACATAGCTTGCATTGTCCGCCGTTGGGCGGGTTCGATTATATCTGCTTGTGCCGTGAGCATTTCATCAATTACGGAATCCGGGAGGGCGGCGAGGGCGGATAAATCTTCGATTAAGTCGTTAAGGCCGATTGTCGAGATACTTCCCATTACTCCACCTCCGCCTCTGCGGCCTGTGCCGTTTGGCACTCGAATACATGGTGCTGCCCGTCTTTATCTGAGGCGTTAATATATGCGGGCCAAGTAAAGCCCGCGGCAAGGAGTGCCTTTTTAATCTGTCGGCGCATGGGTAAGCTATTGACCCCGCTCGGGCAAAATAAATGCACCTGTACAGAGTAAACCTCATGCCCGGGTGCATCGTCGCCGTAATCGACGGGGATTGAGTTGTAATTAAAAACGATATAAGTATCGTCGGCGCCGAGTCCCTCGTCGGGGGTATACTCGTCGGCTTGCGTCGGCGCGATCGGACTAAGTGCCGCCATAAGTCGTTTATTTAGCATTTTGCAATCCTCTCCTTGCGACAGAGCCCGGGGCGCTCTTGAGAGCGCAATTTAATTCGATAATTTCCCCGGCCTTTGTGTATGCGCGTACGACTTTGTAAACGGTCGCCTCTTCTGCTCCTGGGTGTTGGTACTCGATCAAGGTTTCTCCGTCGTAGTCGGCGGCACGAATTAGAAAGACGATAGCGACCGTCGTGCCCGATTGACGAGCGGCATAAAATTCGCTCCTCCTTACAGACTGAGTGTCAACAAAAACCTCTCTCCGAGATTTTATTTTGTCGGTGTAACCCTCGTCGTCCGGTATGGTTTCGACTTTAACGAGGGTCGCAACGTCTTTCCACAGCATAATTACTCCTCCGCTTCGGACTTCTCCTTTTTGGTATACTTGTCGGAGTTCATAAGTCTTTTTTTGAGGTCGTCATAAGCGTCCCGATATGCGCCTGCGTCGTCATTATCAAGACCAAACTCCGCCTTGATGTACGTCCCAATTGCCTTTTTTATGAGATGATCTGACTCGTCGTTCACCTTTTCGGGAAGAACGCCGCCGAGGGTGAGATCGTCCCGGGCGGCGTTGATTAAATCCTCGATTTCCCCGTCGAGTTTGTCGGTCGTTATTCGCAGATAGGCACGGAAAGAGGCGAGGTAGTCGTCTGAAATTGTGTTTTTAGACTCGGTCTCGCTCATTTTTGGGCCTCCTTAAAGCACAAAATATGCGTCGACTGCATTATCACCGTCGAGTGCTGAATTTAGGTCAATGGTGTTTTTCTGCGGCTCGTCGGAGTCGATTGTGAGCGCCGGAGCGGTTGTCTCTAGTGTCCCGCCCAGTAGGGCAAATACAAGCGGTTTTTTGGCAAAAGCGAAGGGCAATCCAAGGGCATCTGTCCACCCCGCCTTAAAAGTAACCTCGCCATCCTGTGCGGGAATTGTGATTTTTGTTACGGTTTTAAATGCTTTTGTGCTTGTGACGGCGGTATTTTCGTCTTCCGTGAATTCCGGCAAGGTTTCAGATATTGGGTTTCCTCCTATGTCTGTACCCTCGACAACAGCAGAGACCGCCTTTACATTGCCCGCGGTTCCGGTTGGTGTGATAATGATCGTTCTGGCACATGGCATAGGATTTAGGAAAGTTGTCACCTCAACATCTTTATCGTTTACTGTTTGTTCAGCAAAGAGGCCGTCGTCGTCGGCAGCGGCGGCCTCTTCTGCTGTCCATGATAGGTGAGCTACACGAGCTTCGTCTGCGGCTATTCCATAGACGTCTGTCGCGAGCTCTCCGATATATCTATTCATTTTTAGTCCCCCTTACAGGTTTTGTTTACCCTTGCGGGTTATTCTAGGGACGCGGCGCTCTTAACGAATGCCTCTGCAATGGCTACATCGCAGTCGAAAATCGCGGTTCCGCGATAGTCGATCGCATTGTAGGCAAATCCAGAGGCGGCGGAAGAGGCAACATTTATCCCCTTAGCAAGGTTACCGACAATCTTTTTCAGATCGCCAAGATAGAGGACGTTATCCTCGACATAGTCGGAAATTAATACCGGGTAGCCGAGTACGATCCACCCGCCATTTTTATCGTCTTTAACGATTGGAGCTTTGCCGTCGTCTCTGATGGCCTGAATTTTGTTCCAGAATGTCTTTTTGTTCATGAGCCACTTTGCATTACGATCGTAGCCTGCCGGGAGTAACGATACGGTTTTGCAAATCTCCGCATAGGTTGGAGTGGTTGAGGCCCACTGGACAGCGCTTGTATTGTTAGTCCATGTCCGAGCGCTTGCTATGCCTTTGGGTTGATCTATGCCTGTGCCGTTAATGATCCAGTTTTCTATCACAACGGAAACGCTCTCGGAGAGGTTGTCCGTGAGCCAGCCTTCAAAGGCATTTATGCTCATGGTTGCTACGGTATCGGAGATTCGGATTAGTTTAACTATCTCATAGCCGCCCAGGCTGACGGAAATCAAAGAATCCGGGGAGGCGGTGATAAGAGTATTTTCAGTATGGGGCGCGGTCGCGGCGTTAACCGAGTTCTCAACCGTGAAACGAACATTTCCGGCTACTTGCAGGAGTGTAATCTCATCGAGTAGCGGTACGATCTTTTTCAGCTTGCGAATAATCTCATTTTGGGTCTGTTCCGGGATGGCGGGCCCTCCCGAGTCTGTTGCGGACGATATACTCCTGGCTTCGAGGCTCCTTTTCTCCGCGTCTGTAAGTGTCTTTCCCTGCAAGTGTTTAAGCCAAGCGGAGCGATAGGTGGTCTCTTCCTCTTCTGTGTTGTGGTTATCCTCTCCCTCTGTTGCTCTCGTGATTGGATTAGGGACTCTCGAGGGTGTGGGAACGTTACCTCCGTTGAGCCGCTCCAAGGCTTTTCTGCGCTGAATTAGCGTTGCCTCTTCCGCGTCGAGGTCGTCCAGTTCACGAGTAAGGGCATCGAGATCGACGTCTCCGTCCCCCTCAAGCAGTGCGCGTATTTCTGCGCGCCGTGCGTTGATCTCTTTAAGTCTTTTTTCAAACATGATAATACCTCCTAAAATTCAGTGTGATTTGGGTATGTGCGAACGCGAGCTATTAGGCGTCTGCGGCGCAAGGCCTGCTCCAAAGCCTGAATCTCCTTTAAGTGCTCCTCCTTAAAGAAAGACCGCGCCGAGATGGACGTCTCGTTATATGCGGGAATATCCACCGCCGAGACGTCGTATAGCTTGCGAATCTTAGTTATCGTCCGTGTGTGAGTCTGGTTGTCGTATTTGGACTCACGTATCGCGAACGAAAAACTCATTTTGTCGATATAGCCGCCTTTGATTTCTTCATATAGTTCGCGGCCCGCGACGGTTCCGGACAGATCAGCCTCTATATCGAGGCCCCGGTCGTTTATGTAAAGAGATAGGGTTTTATTGCGGAGACGAGCAAGCACTTTGCCTCCGTGATTGTAGTTAAAAATCACGTCGGACATGTCGCACTCGTCGAAAGCATGTCGGTCTATAACCTCGTAATACTTGATACCGTCAAACTCATAGAGACATGTCGGTGTATTAAATACGACCGCTGTCCCTCGGACGAGATAGGCGTCGCTTTCATTTTCTCGAGGAACGTATGAAAAGTCTTGTAGGGCTCGGTATTCTCGGCCCTGTTTTATAATTTCGGGCATTATTGCTCCTCCTTTCCTTTGTCGGATTGCTCCTGCTCGGCAGGTTGCGTTTCTTCTGTCTCCGCTTCTTTACCGAGTTGATATTGATCTATTAGTTCGGCATTTACCATGTTGAGAGTCTGTACCCTGCGGGCTCCCTCATCGCCGCCAATCGGGGCAAAACCAAATACGTCTAGTATCTGATCCAGAGTTAAGGCCCCAATGTCTGTCAAAAACTTTGCGACTTCCTTTCGGTCGCTTAGGGACGCAAATTGCAGGCGGTTGAGTTCGCAGAATATCTCATTTCCGAATGACCGCTCCCGCTCCGTGAACAAGCAATTTGTTAAGGCCTGCGCGAGTTGCATATAGAAAGGGGAGAGCTCACCTCGATAGAAAGCGTCAATTGTTTTGGAGTCGGCTTTATTTTGGACTATGTCGTCGTTAACGCCGAAGTAGTCATATATCTCCCGGCGGATATAGTCGAGCTGAGAGGCCGGGAGAGGAGTTTGTTTCTCGGTAATGGGCGTATAGTCAAACCGGGAGTCTGTAACGATAATTCCGGCTCCGTTATTCTCTAGTCGGAGGTTGTCTCGGATAAAATCATCGCGCCGTTTATTCAAATCCTCTGTCTTTGTGGTAGTGGTCGCTTTAAGTATTCCTCGAATTACAGCGACGAGCTTTGCAAAAGTACGCATTGATTGATTGAATGCATTTGCTGTTTCGAGGACGGGGAGAAGGGGCCTATTATCATCTCCGAAAATATCGTTATTGAGGTAGTGGCGCCGGAGGTGAATTATCTCCTCATAGGGGCAGATATATGACCGTCCCGTTGAGAAAGTCATTTTCGCGTACATAACCCCGGCGTATTCGACGAGATCAATCCGGTTTGCATTGATCGGATAGAGTGCTATAAGACGCCCATGTTCCCAAACCGGGAAAATGAAAGCGTTGTTATACATGACAAATTGCGCCGCTACCCGATAATAAAATGCATATGCGGTCATATACGGGTTGGGACGGCTTTGTAAAATCTGATTAATGGCGCTGTTCTGCACCTCTTCTCTTCGGCCGTCCACACGCCTAATGTGTCGTGGGAGTATTTTGGCGGCGTTTCGGGCCCAAGCGTCAACGGCGGCGCGTACAGTGGAAATGTCCCATGCATTCCCGCTGAATGGGGTGAAACTCGAGTCCCACGTTGAGAGGAGCCTATATTGTGGGTAGTTAGCCCCCTGTGAGCCTAACTTCCCAAAAATAGTCTGAAAGAGGCTCCGTATTTGTATTTTTGGCATTGTTTATCACCCCACGAGATACATAAAATCTTCGTAATATTTAACATACAGCACCCATGCGTTAAGCAGTGAGACAGTGCCGTCAATGCGTCTTTTTTCCGTGATCTTGACAGGCTGAATATTATTTACCCCGCTCTTTTTTACTGCGGTGTTAGTTAGGCACCAAATGAGGATTGGGTGTTGATTGTAGTTGACGATATTATCTGCAAAAGCGGCACCCATTTCCCTCATAGGCTGAGACCATGTATACGGGCCCTGTGCGACAGCCTCCATGTCGAAGCCGTTTGCTTTCATTTCGTCTACCCAGTACCCCGCAAGAGCTCGGTCATACCCGATTTTGAAAGGGTCAATCTTGTGCTCGTCCCTCATTTGGCAATACCACTCTGTAACCTGAGAATAATTGACTCGATTTCCCTCGCATAGCGTTAGGAGGCCCCTCTCGTGCCAAATTTTATATGGCGCCTCGTTTGTATTCCGCTCTTCGAGGAGTTCGACTCTCTTTTGTGGTAAAAAATAATGCTGTAAGACGTAAATAATCGGGTCATTTGGCTTGCGAATCATGAGCGTTGCGCAAGTAAGATCTGTTGTTGCGGATAGGTCACACCCGCCGATCGCGTAGGTGTTGTATACCTCGCTAATATCAAATCGTAGGTCGTTTTTAATCTCCTCAAAAGATAGCCATACCGAGGACGCAACTTCCCGGATGTTAAAATCTTTGCAAAGGACGCCCGGGAGATCGTCAACCGAGTTTTTTGCCCGCTCCACGAAAGCGGCAAGGGTCTTGTACTGCTTGATAGTCCCGAGACCGGGATTTGCTTTCACCCATGCCCGCGGATCCGTCCATTCGTCGCGATGGTCGAGCTCATAAAGTATGGGGAGAAACGTCGGTTCAAGAGGTTTGCCCTCTTTGTCGGTCTTTCCGTCTGCGATATCGCAAGCGATGTCGTAAATGCTATCAAATACGGACTCCCGGACAGTGCCCGCCGTGGTAATCATAATCACGAGGGGCTGACGCCGGGAGCTTGTAGATTGTTTCATAACCTCATAGAGATTCCGGTCTTTAATCGCGTGCAGCTCGTCGATTATGACGGCATGAGAGTTGAGGCCGTCGAGAGTGTTTGAGTCGCTCGCAAGTGCCTCAAAGGTTGAAGCTGTTGCAGGGAAATATATATCATTACGACGTTTTTTGAGTACTGCCCGGAGCTCTGGCGACTGCTTTACCATGTTAACCGCTTCGGTAAGGATTTTCTTTGCCTGATCCTTTTTTGTCGCGACGGAATATATTTCAGCGGCGCCCTCATAATCTGCAATGAGTAAATAGAGCGCGATAGCGGCAAGGAGAGTTGTTTTTCCGTTCTTGCGCCCAACGAGGAAAAGCGTCTCACGGAAACGTCGATATCCCGTTTCTTTCTCCAAGAATCCAAAAAGAGCTTGAATAAACGCCTTTTGAAATAACTCGAGCTTGATGGGTGCGCCGATAATACCCTGAGATTGTTTGCAAAATTTCTCTATGAATAAAATCGGACGCTCCCCGGCATCCTCACTGAAATAATACGGCGAGTCCGGTTCTGGATCAGTGATCTCGTGAGCAAGTCGCTCATAAACAGCTCTGACACGGCGACCGACAACGATCTCTCCGTTTTTTATGCCCTCCCAATACTCGAGGATATAATTCATTTTTTAGCCCCCGGCGGCCGTGTTGCAAAATTCATAAGCTCCTCACCAACCTGTTTTTGTGTTTCTTGCGGGAGGAGTTCGAGGAGAGCTTTTGAGACTGCGGTAAAAGATTTTATCGTCGCATTGTAACTCTTGAGGGCAGGATTTTCTCGGCGGAGGCTTTGCGAGCCCTGGACAAAATTCTCTATCACTTCTCCCTTGTTTATCTCGTCGGCAAGCCGCTCAAGCGTGACGGCGGTTACGCAAAATTGATAGATTAAACTGTCTGCAAATTGCTTCTTTTCGCTAGGTAAGTTTTTAAAAAGACGTGTAATTTTCCGCCTTTTTTGGACGATTTTCTCGTCGATCGGGAGGTCGTCGTAGGAAATTTTCGATTTTGCCATATAATGTATACCTCCTCTCTTTTTGTCTCCTCCGTCCTTTTATACCCCCCCTCTATGTGCGCGCCCGGGGAGTTCTAAACGAGGGTGGCACGCAGTTCGGAAAAAGAAAAGTGGGGGGCGATGGTGGGGGGGAGTCAAGCACGGCGAGGCATGCCATCGAGCTTGCGTCAGGTAATCTCGGAGCAATTCTCGGGCTCGGAGATTTATTTTTGAAAATAAATAGCGGTCGAGAATTTAGTTGTTGTTCCCGCTTTCTTTTTGCTCAGAAATCAAATTTATAAATTCACAATTCGCTCAATAAGGTTTCCATGCTCATCGAACATGAGACCTGGATCTGTCGGTAGATTAGTGGCATGTTCGGCCGCATGGCAATCTCGGCAAAGAAGTTCTAGATTTTCCTCTGCAAGCGTGACGAATGGGTCGTCTATGTTCTCCGGCGTCAAGTGTATTTTGTGGTGCACTATCTCCCCCACGGCTCCACACTTTACGCACAAACCGAGATCGCGGCGGAAAATATAATCTCTCGCCGCTCTCCATTCTTTTGAGAGATAAAACTCTTTTGCGAAATCTCTCATGTCTGCTTGTCCTTTCCCATAACGCAAAGAGACGACCCAAAGGCCGCCCCTCTCTGCATTCTTTATCACAATAGCAGCATAGCACAGGAAAACGTTCCTGTCTGTTCAGACTTTTTTCAATCTGCGTGCCGATGTCTACGTCGAGGATATAGCTCCCGCCCCGAAATACAGAATCGCAAAGGCTGCGACTGCCTTATTGCGCAGATCATAGATCGATGTCCGAGAGCTGTAGCAAAACCTTTCCGCTATCTTCTCTTTTGGCTCTCGGTCAATGTACCACGCCCGGAGGAGCTCTGCGTCGTCAGGTGAGAGCTGGCCGAGGACACGGTCAATCTCTTGTATTGTTTCTTTTGTTTCGTTGATCTCCCGGGTGATCTCTGCTACCTCGAGGCACGCCGAAAGGGCGTCCGCTGTAGTGGAGGCCGAGACGTACGGCCGAGAATAGTCTATCGTGGCGGCCCCGCTCGGGCCGTACTTTTCGATTGCCCATTCAAGACGTCTCTCAAGATTTTCAAGAGCTCGCTCGAGATTTCCCCGCTCCGATAATAACCGCTCTGATGATTTGAAATAATTAATCATGCGGTACTCCCCCTTTCGTTTACTGCCTCAAATACCAAATCAGGACTCTTGACGCCGCTACCCACCCGCGGCAAACCGTAGCGTAATACCCCTGCTCCTTGAGCGCGACGATCCAAGCTTCTTGACTGGGCTCAACTCTGCCGCCTTTGATACGCTTTAGTTCGATATATAACCCGTGATAATTGCCCCGGGCCACAGGCAGGCATAAATCGGGGACTCCCGACTTGACTCCTCCAGCTTTAAATCGTCCCGCCTCCGCTTTTCCGCGGCGGCCTCCGTTTGGAATGTGGTACAAAAGCCGTAATTCCGGGTACTTGCCCGCCTGCATTGAGGCCCACTCAAAGAGGGCCTGTTGTTCCTCGCTCTCGGTAGCCACGGGTAAGGACGGGCCCTTTGCTTTCATGCCCGCTTCCCTCCATGGCAATATGGCCGGGTCTTGTCATGTTCGTGTTTATTGATATCCATTCTGCGCTCTCCTCTCTTTGGTTGTGAAAGTTTACACATTTACAAGGCCTTAATAATGTCGACGGCTCGGCGGGTTTTTCTTTTTTGGCGCTCGCTTTGGTGGCTCTAAAACATACTTAAAATACATGTATCCAAATCTTGTAACCTTGCTCTCCACGAGGATATAACCTTTCGGGGGCCTAGGAGGCCGGTTTTCGGAGTAATTCCTTTTTATTTCCTTTGCAGGCTCTCGCTCCGGCTTTTTTAGGTTTCGCGTCGCTTTCCATCTGTGTCCGCCCTGCTCGGGCGTCCAGTGGTCAAAAAGATAATTTGCGAGGCCCGTGTAATCTCGACCATGATCCACTCCGTTATAATAATTGTGCTCCCGGAGGTGCTCTATCCTTAAAACATCTCCATATATCCATTGCTTGCGGATCAGCTCTTCCGGGACTCCCTCGGAGATCATGTGGAAGTGGATTCTATGAGTTGATTTCCCGCGGCCCATGTACAGAGTAAACTTTGCGTCTGGCGCATGGTATTTTAGTCGTCGGGCAAATAGGTCTCGTATGCGACGGGCCTCTTCAAAAGTGTGGACTTCATACTCGTTATTAAATGTAAGCGTGCTATATAATGATGTTGGGCCAAAATTTTCATTTATGAGCCGTGCATGTCTGCGGCGTGAAATGCCGATTTTATGTAATTCCCGCTCCTCCTCGGTTTTGAATCGGGGTCGGTGTTCTGCTTTGCCGATGTTTCTCACTCTATCCGAGATAATGAAAATCTCCTGCTCACATACAGCGCCGGAAAAGATTCGTCTTTTTACTCTTGTCATATATAACCCGTCCTTTCGGCCCTTGATTTCTCGCCCGGACGGTGGTATATTATATATAGGTATAGCAATCGTCCTCGGGCGGTTGTGCCGCCGACGCTTGACGATAGCGTCGGCGGCTTTCTTTTTACCTAATTTCCGCATAGGTTGGCGCGGGAGTGATTACTCGATCGCTCCGACCGTAGGTATCCTGCTCGGGGTATATAACAGCTCGCTCAGGAGCTTTCCTATTCCGCTTGCAGTCGCACACTTCCCCGGGGTCAAGGTGGGCTCCGCAAATGGCACATATTTTATAAGGCGTTTTCATGGATTTGTTACCTCACTCTCTGCAAAAAATGTGATTTCCGATTGTTGTATAGACCCGCTCGTTATATGCTCCAACCGAGAAGTAGACAACATCGGCGTCTGTTATCGGGTCGCTCCCTTCAATGGCCGCGGCAACAGCCCTGTATTGCGTTTCTGTCGGGGTGGTTTCCGGTATGTAGGCCGCGGGGGAGAATTGGTTTTTCTGATATACGACCGCCTCGACCGTATCTGGGAAAGACGGCGATAAAATTCTATTGAGTACAACCTCGACTACGGCGACCTGCCCCTCGAATGGTTCCCCGCGGGCCTCAAGCCATACAAGGCGGGCAAGGGTCTCGATATCTTCTTCTGTTATTTCTATCTCCGCATATCTCGATATGGAGGGCGGAGGTGGTTCTTCGGTCGGTTCGGCAGTGGGGCATATTATGGAGTCCCTCTCCGGCTCCGGAGTTAAGGGCGGAGGCGTTGCGACGGGTGTTGCCTCTGCCCGCTCCTCTCTTGCGAGCTCTTCGGCAGGATATGTCGGGACGGATAAGAGGAGCGCTGCTATAAGAAAGGCTATAACCCCGAGGGCACGTTTCATTGTTCTGCCTCCTCTACGATCTCTCCTCTTTCAAAATCGCACTCTCGGGCAATTGACGTCCACGGGACACGCCATTTTTTCGCGGCGGCAATCACGGCGGAGAGCTTGTCCGGCCCGGTGGCCTTTGTGGCTCCATGTTTCGGGTGAGTGATTTTCCACCGATAAATAGTCTTTTTCATTTTTCCGTCTCCTTATCGTTCACTTATCAGATTTATCCATGGAGGGAGTTCGATTAAGTCGAGAGAAAGGTTTTTATCGTCTATGTATCGGTCGGCGTACACCTTGCGGCAATCGTTGTTATAAAGGGCAATATGCTCGGGTAGGTTGGCGTTTACAGCGTCAAATGTTAAGCCCTGCTCCTCGCACCACTTGACCGCCGCCTCGAGGTGGGCTCCGCAACGGCATGTCCATAAAATGAGCTTTGCCCCTGAGCGCTTGCTCGCTTTTAAGAATTCAATTACCGCGGTTCGAGGTTCTCCGATCCCGGGATATTTATCAATGCATAATGTTCCGTCAAAATCTACGGCATAGATCACTGTGTCCCCTCCTCGGAATTAAGAGCCGGAAGCATGGCTGGCATAACGCCAGTTCGATAGCTTTCTTCTACTTGCGGGAGTATATAATCTCCGACCGTTCGCCCGTCCGGGAGAACAATATCCGGGCAAAATTCCCGCTCGAACATCGTTATTCCAGATTCCACAGCTTCGAGCTTTGCTTTTATTACAAGAGCGAGAGCTCGCCATCTTTGACGCACAGCCTGCTCATATGCTGCCAGTTGCTGTTCTGGGGATCGGAGAATGCCTCGCCCTGGCGTATGTGTAAATTCTCGCGACGCCCGATCCGGTAGTGGCAAAATGAGCCGTACTTGCTTGCCGTTGAGAACAAATCCGATTAGTGCCTGCCCCTCTTTCCATGCGTAGGCAAATTGAGTAGCGCCATATTTTGCGAGCGTCCTTTCAATCTCTTCACGAGAGCGTCCGGACGGGACGCTCGTATTTTCTGCGTACTTACCCAAGTTCAGCGCCTCCTATTCTCCGGCCTCGAGGCCATAAGAGCGGGTCTCGATTCGGGCGACTTTGATTTTCCCTTTTGGAGTAATAGAGAGTTTGGCTCTGCAAGCGCCGCGGATCTGTATTGTTGCGGAGGAGATAATGCGGCGGGCAAGCAGTTCGACAGAGTGTCTTAAAAGCTCAAGCGGTGCTTTTTCTTCGAGTGGGGTAAAACCTAGCCACTCGGCGGGCTCTCCAAAAAGCTGATTTACCCGATCGAGAGCCTCTTCCACGAGTTCCTCAATGTTTCGCTCCCGGCAAGCGTCAGGACATGAGCATTCCTTTGTGGCTGTTTCGTCTGCCTCCTTTGGCGAGGGATGAGGGCCTACGTTGATAACCTGCCCGCAATAGCGGCAAGTGCCAAAAGATACGGTATAGGCGTTTTCTTCTGATCCAGAGATTTCTTTTTGGAGAAGTTCGAGTTCCTCGTATAGTTCGTCCCGCTCCGCGAGGGCCTCCTCGATAGCTTCCGAGGTGAATTGATCCGGGCTATTTTTAATATCCTCAATTACCTCAAGCCGGGCAGTAATCTCCGCGAGGCGGCGTTCGGATTCCTGCTTTCGCACTTCCGCGGCGAGGTCTCCCTTTTGTTCCTCGGATTCAGCGAATCGCTTATCTACAAGCTCGAGCTCAATCTCCCATAATTGAACAACTTCCTCGCCTCTAGTCTCGGTCTTTTCCACGAGGCCGCTCACGGCCGCATATAAGCGGATGGCGTCGGCGGGCATGGCGACAGGGGAGGCCCATTTATAATCAACGGGCTCAGCGGCGGCGTCGGCGGCATATGAAAATCGGTCTGTTGGCTCTCCTGTGCAAGGGTCTTTTAATCTGTGCCACGGCTCGCGTATAAAAATTATTTCGCCCAAATCATATGGTGGCTCGGGTGAGGTCTTTTCAATAACGAGGCCTTTTTCGCGGCACAGCGTTCGGACGCTTTGGGCATTTAAAATAATCGATTTCATGGCATAGCGATCTCCTTTCGGTTGGGTTCGTGTTAAGGGCCCTGTCCCGCCCCACGCAGGGGCGGGAATTATCGCCAATTACGAATTAAACATAGAGGCCGAGGCACACGCCGTGAGAGGTGCCCGCGGAGTTGATGTAGCTAGAGCCGTCCGTGCTGACACCGCGGAAGCTCGTGGCGTTCCCGAGGTACGGGGAGCGCGTCCAGTACCACCAAGTTTGACCGCCCAACATTTTGACGCGATCCCGCTCGGTCTTAAAGATTGGGAGTTGCGCCTCGTTTGGGTCGTCAGCCGCAGCACCATCGTCCCGACCGAATAGCTCCGTTGCTGACGGTACCCATAATTTATCTTGGGTTTCGAGCGTCTCGTCGCCGACCGTCTGCACAATCTTTCTCGGAATGATGATAGAGGCAAGGCCGTCCGGGAGCTCCTTTATAAATTCCTCGTTTGCCCACCGACGTAAATCCGAGTCTTTCCAAGAGACACGCCCGCTCGGGAGTTTTTCGTACATTGGGCGCCGGGCCACGCAATCAGTAAAGACGAGGCATATTTTCCCGTTATCGAGCTCGGTGATCATGAGGCTTGCGGGGGTTCCGCTTTTTAATAGGAAATGAATTTCGTCCCCTTCTTTTAGTTCTCCGCTCTCTGCGGCGGCCTTGATTTCCTGCCATTGGATTTCTTTGGTCTCTTTCGTCGTTAATGTTGTCACGGTCTTTTCCTCCTATAAAAATTTTAGTTTTTATCCGCGTCGCCGCGGCTGAAGCTCTGGCGGGAAATCCCGTCTCATGTCCCGCTCTCCCACGACCGGGAGGAGAGAGTCTTTCATGAAAACGGGGGTTTGCGTTTGGTCGCAATAGGAGACGATCTCGTCTATCCACTCGCGGCGAGGGTGGAGTCGGGCCGCTCCGGGGCCTGTTTCGGCGCCGAGTATCACCCAATCGGCCCACGGGATCGCGACCCTTACGGGCCTGTCCCGCGGATCAGCCGGGCCGAGTAGCGGCTCCATGCTGACAAAGCGGTTTATATCGAGTGGGAGCTCGGCGATCCTGCCGAGTTCCTCCTCCCTCGTCACCGATACCCCGAGCCAAAGGTTATTGAAAAGGCCGTGGTATCTCTTCCATATTGGGAAAAGCTCTTGATAGACGGCGGGGCGCTTCGAGAGGAATAAATATTGATGTTGAGGGTTCGCCTCTATGAATTTGAATATCGCCGCTACCCACCCAGGACGCCAATCTGCCGGATCGCTCATGGAGCACATAAACACCCGCTCCGGCGTCCGCTTTTCGAGTTGGCGGAGACGCCCGGGAAAAAACTGCGGCTCCGAGAAATCTTTTACCCACTTAAACCGAGCATTTAAGCGACGGGCGTAGCAGTAGGAGCACCCGAACGAGCACCCGACAACGGGGTTTAGCGTCTTGTCGCACCATTCTATTTTTGTGGAGTTCATTTTCGGGGCCTCCTACTGACAATCTTTACAGCCAAGAAAGGAATCGTCGGGGTTTTTGTGCTATCGAGTTCCGGCGTGACCGCTAGGACAACACTTTCTCTATGTTCCTCCAAGACTCCGTTTGAGTAGGTTTCACGGGCCGCTCCGTCGAATACTGCCTCGTATTTGTACGGGCCGCGATATTGGATAATTGAAATGAGAGTATCGGGTAAAAGTACCGATAGGAGGGTGGAGAGCTTTATTTTTGGGGTGGAGCCGGTTGTCTTTTCCTGCTCAGCCGCGATAATCAGCGCTCCACATTTTTCGCATTTTTTGTTTATAAGGTTTTCAAAGCTTACCGCCGAAAAGGATCGCTCCCCGCATTTTGGACATATGTATTCGTTCATGTTGAGGCCTCCTTTTCGAGATCAAATATCCCCGCTGTTTGTTTCCGCTCACCCTCCCACTCATATTCAATTACGCGGGCCATAAATCGCGGCAAAAGTTCAATATTACTTCTGCCCCGGATAATGCCCCACGCTACGGCGTGAGCATATGGCGTGAGATAAATCGCACTCGGCGTTCCGGTGTTTTGCTTTGTGTCGTAGTTCCCGATTGGGGTTCCGAAGAAGTGGGATTGAAAATCGTCCTCAATAATTACTCCCGGAATCTTAATTGAGATAGAGCGGTCAGCGAGTTTTGCGGTATAGCGGTGCTCCTGCTCGTTGTACGCATACCCGCTCGACATAACGGGGTATCTCCCTGCCTTGACGGCAATCTTTTCCCACCATGCGGCACAAGCAAAGCCGCGATTTATCATCTCTGTGTCCTCGGGTATGGTGTACCAGCCGATTTGAAACTCTTTCGTCGTCACGGTATAGCAATCTCCTTTCATATTTGCTTTATGGGCGTATGGGGAAGAGTACGTTTTTATTATTCTTCTCCATTCGTTTCCCGTGCAGCTTCAAAGTTGATAAGCAATCCCGATGGGCCAAGGCTGTAAAAAAGCCCGTATTTGTCGGCCAGTTCATCAACGGCTCTAATCACCTTTTGGGGAGCTTCTTTTATAACGATATATTCCGGGTGGACAAAACCATCTATCGTCGCGCCTATTAGTAGGGAAACGGGTGCCGTGTCCTGTTGAATTAAAACGAGCTCAGCAAGGAAACGTACTTTTACTAGATTTGTGCTGTTCTTATTTGTTGTCGTCATGGTATAGCAATCTCCTTTCATAAATCCGATTATTTTTTAACGGCATTTACGTCGTCTATGTACTGTTTGAATTTCCCGGCAAAAATACGCGACAGCTCTCCGATAGTCTTTTCCTCTACCGGGGCGAGGCCCTTGTCGTTGACTCTCGACACCTCTGCATAGAGCGGGGTGCTCGGGAGGAATGTTCCGTCAGGCGCCCGGAGCGCCGTTAACCCAATTTGAATGAATGCCATCACAATCCCCTCTTCTTAACTTACGTATTACGTAAGTTATTGGCAAAAAAAACGGCACCGGCGCGATCTGGCGTCATTTTAAGCGTGGTCGCGAGCTTGTACATAATATCTGCTGAGGGCTGAATTGACCCGTCAAGCACTTTCCCCAGGGTATTTCTGTTGATTTTAGAGGCTTTAGAGAGGGCGCAAATAGTATTAAACCCGTTCTCTATCATTAGTTTTCTTAATTCTACAGTGTCCGTTATAAATGCTCTCTCCATATATAGCACCGCCTTTCTATCAAAACTTGCGTAATACGTAAGTTTATAATACTATGCCTGTCGGAAAATGTCAATACATAGTGCGAAAGATATTTATATTTTTGCTTATTGTTTATTGCATGTTGCGAAAGTCTGTGTTATTATGTCCCCACAAGGGAGTTGATATAATGGCTGTGCTAAATGAGAGAATTAAGGAGACCCGCCTTGCCCGCGGACTTACTCTTGCCCAAGTTGCTGAGGCGCTTGGCGTCCGGGAGGCAACCGCCCAAAGATATGAAAGCGGAGAAATAAAAAATATAAAGCATGAAACAATCGTGGCTCTCGCTTCGCTTTTTTCCGTTTCTCCGGCTTATTTAATGGGATGGACAAACGAGCCTTATTGCTATGACGAGAAAAAGGCCGCCCCCGTGAAAGAGAACGGCCTTTCTCCGCTCGATATCCAGCTTATGGACTTGCTCCGCTTTTTGACTGACGATCAAAAGAAATTTTTGCTTGCTCAAATAGAGACCTTATTAAAGTCTCAACAATAACAGCTTTTTTCCCATCTGTAAGCTGTGTAAATTTACTGATGATCTCCTTGTTGAGGTCGTCGTCGCGTAGCATATTTTACTTTCCTTTCCGACAGGGTACTCCGTCTTTTTTATTGGCGCCTAACCCATTATAGCAATTTTTGTAACTCTTTGGTAGATATAATAATGCATAGGAGGGTTCGTTATGGCTTTGATTATCTGCGAGGAATGCAAAAAGGAAATCTCTGGTACCGCGATTTCTTGTCCTCATTGTGGCTTTGTCCGGCCCGGGGCTCAAAAGGTTACGCCTCAAGTCCGGGCCTCAAAAATTAATGAGGCAAAGAAAAATCCTGCTTTAGGCATTGTTTTGATTTTAGTCTCCATTGTTGTTATTCTTTTTAGTTTCCTAATAATGCCCTTCGGAATCCTCTCTTTAATTGCCGGGCTCTTTTTGCTCGCTTATGGCGTTTCTCTGTGTACAGGGACTCAAAAAGTTAATTGCCCTTATTGCGGAAAGGCCGGAGCTCTCGGAAAGAATGCGGCGAATATGAAGTGCCCTTATTGTAAAAAGACGAGCGTTCGCGTTGGCGACGAGTTGCGCACCGTCGAATAGTCCTGCTCCCATGGAGGTGATCTTGTGAGTATGCTCCCTGGCCTTATCCTCGAAGATGATTTCGACGGCGAAAACGGCGACGTCGTGATCTATGCCCGCTACTCGAGCGATAAGCAAAACGAGCAAAGCATTGAGGGGCAATTACGATATTGCTATGAGTACGCTGCACGTCGAGGTTTCCGCGTGGTGGGGGAATATATTGATAAGGCCCTTTCCGGTACAAGCGCCGAAACCCGGCCGGAGTTTCAAAGAATGATCTCCGACGCCCGCAAGCGGCAATTTAAGTATGTGCTTGTCTGGAAGCTCGACCGCTTTGCTCGAAATCGTTATGATTCCGCGATATATAAGAATGAGCTTAAGAAATCCGGCGTCCGGGTTGTATCAGTTACCGAGGGCGTCGGGGACGGGAACGAGAGTATTATTCTCGAGGCTGTGCTCGAGGCCATGGCGGAGGAATACTCCCGTCAGCTTTCTCAAAACGTCCGGCGAGGAATGCGTGAGACCGCTCTTAAAGGGAATAGCGTCGGCGGGACGATTCCGTTCGGGTATCGAGTCGAGAATAAAAAGCTCGTAGTCGACGAAAGGGAGGCCGAGATCGTCCGATATGTTTTCCGCGAGTACGCGGCAGGGGTTGGCAAGAAAGAGATCGTCAAAAATATGAATGCCCGCGGTTGGCGTAATCGGCGCGGAAATCCTTTCACGATAAACTCACTCAGTCGTATGCTTGTAAATAAGAAATATATCGGCATTTACACATACAACAACGAGATCGAGGTCGAGGGCGGTTGCCCTGCAATCATTGATAAAGAGACTTTCGAGAAGGCGAGTCGCATGGTGGAGCTCACGAAGCGAGCTCCGGCCCGGGCTAAGGCGCGGGACGAGGAGTATATTTTAGGCGGGAAGCTGTTTTGTGGCCATTGCGGCGCTCCTATGGTCGGGGAGAGTGGCAGGGGAGCGGGCGGAAATATCTATAATTATTACGCCTGCGCTAAGAGAAAAAAGCACCGTACTTGCAACAAAAAGAACGAGAAAAAGGGTTTTATCGAATGGTACATTGTTGAGCAGGTGACCGAGTATGTTCTTACTCCGGCCCGGATTGACATTATCGCGGAGCGGGTCGTTGAAGAGTATAATAAAGATTTCAACATGTCCGAGGTCAAGGCGCTTGAGTCCGAGCTCCGAGAGCTTGACCGAGAGCTGGATAAGCTTGTAGATTCCTTAATAAAAACGGATTCTAAAGTGGCTCTTGCACGAATCAATGAAAGAATATCCGCTCTAGAGGCCCAAAGAGAGGCCGTTTCCCTCGATCTAGCAAAGCTGCGGGTTGCCGCCAATATTACGATTACGGCCGACGAAATCAAAGCCTGGCTCCGCCAGTTCTGTAAAGGTGACGCGGTTAATGACGCTGATTTCCGGCGGCGGATTGTTGATGTTTTTATAAATGCAATTTACCTCTATGACGATAAAATCGTTATGTATTTCAATATCCAGGACGGGCGACAGATCAGTTATATTGAAATGCTCGAAAGTTCCGAGGAGTCCGGGTGTTCGGATTTGGCGCTCAATGGGTCACCA